GTAAGCCAGGGCGCTATTACAGCGCCCTTCGGTAATCTACCACACAAACACGTACCGTCTATTTATCATGTCGTACTCCTCCGCAATCCGGAGCACGCCTCTGGCACCGCAGCGTCCCATCCTGGTCCGGTTAAAACTCCCCTATGTACTGTTCTCCCTCCGGCGCCACATACATGGCGCATTCCAGCGGATGCCCGGCCCGGGGCTCAAAGTAATAATCTTTACCACCAATTACATGCCAATTGGTCAGTGCATATCCATCCGTGTTAAAATAATACTTGTGATGGTTTATAATCTGCCAGCACTCCTTGTAATACTCTGTGGTGCTGTATGCATACCACCAGCCATTACTGTCATGGTGCCATCCTATCTCATACTCCGGCTGCTCCACCAGTGACCAGTCAGGACGTCCATAACCATCAATACGGCTGTTATCCAAACTGTACTCTTTACAGCATACCGCCCCGCCGTTGGCAATCACCTCGTTACCAGCACTGGTATTGCCCTCGATGGTCCTAACCTTGGTCATGGTGACCTCATAGACGATACCTGTATGGCAGATGCGCTTGGAGTTTTTAAAAAATATCTGGTCTCCCGGCTGAGGGTTGTCCTTATGGTACTGGCCCTTATTCTTATAGTATTGTGCGGACGTAGGGGTATAGGCCGAAAAACCGCCTCCCAGAAGCTGTCTGGCCGTCACCTGGCCAAATGCTTGAACCATACACCAGTCCACAAACATATCGCACCACGGCTGCCCTTGGAGGGATGGATACAGGTCCCTGGCATACTTGGTATAATTATTGCTACCGGCATTGGCGGTCTTGCTGTCAAGCTGGCTGTTACTGCGCTTCTCCAGATATCCAATCTCGTTCTTTGCAGTATTCATTAATTTATCTATTGATTTCATAAAGCCTCCTATCAAAAAATAAGGCCCAGGGATATCCCCAGGGCCATTGTTGTACCGGTGCAACTTACTCTTCTTTGTCATCCACGCCGTTCTGGTTACGGTCACTTGGGCCGCCTACGCCGCTCTGGTGCTTACCCGGATGCGGCGCATTTGTTGGCGCATCATATAAATATGGTGTGGGCTTCTTTTCCTGTAGGTCCGGTCCCTCTGCCAGATATCCTCCATTCCCCGGAATATGTGCTGCATGTTTTCCTGTTAATTTTGCCATAAAATGTACCTCTCTTTCTTTTTACAGTTGATAAGTTCTGCCGTTATTACCCTAACGGCCGGGAGATAGCGGACCACCTCCTTCTATTTCTGTTTACTTTTTTCTGACTGCGTGCCAAAGTAAAACCCTACAATCATTGTAAAAATAGTCAAAAACTGTTCCCCGGTAATCTCACCGGCGCAAGTAAGGGCAATAAATCCACCTGTTAAAGCTAATGTCATAATGGATTTAACATCAATCAGTTTTGCAAGCTTATCTTTCATGCATTATTCCTCTCCTTCCGGCCCTGTTGGAAGAGCCATTATTTCTTCGTATAATTTCGTTCCAACACCATTGCCATGGAGGGCGTGGTACTGCTTATACACATCCTCAATCGACTGTTTTACATATATCGGGCAGTAATGCAAATCATCATGATACTTATTATATACTCTGATGATTTCTGCCCGGAGCAGAGCACGCACTCCATTCCTGCTGGCCATAACTTGACTATACAGATATGCTATGACCGGGACAAATGCACTACACACCCATCCCGGCCATGAACTTTTAACGTATTCAAACAGCTCCATCTCTTATCCTCTTAAAATAATTTATAATACGGCCGCTCCTCGCCCCACCACCAATACCGTAACCAGTCATCCAGTACGATTCCGGCCAGGCTTACCGGCATCCAAAGCAGGCAGTATTGCGGACATACCTGACCAAGGATATTTCCCGGCAGGCCGCTGTAATCCCACACGTTCCATCCCAACCACAGGTTGACCACACAGCCGGTCGCAAACTCCAACACTATCACAATGCAGTCCCCAATAATCACCTGCTGCCATAGCGGCATAGACCAGGGGAGTACCTCGTTAATCAGGCCCAGACCGGTAAAACACAGGCCGCCCAGGATAAACATTGTCCAATGGCTATACCAGCGCCACAGCAGCTCTAAGGTTATGTACAACAGTCCTCCAACGGCCCACAATATGACATACTTATCGTTCCGTCTGTGCCCCATCCGTGCTCACTCCTATCTGCCCGGCTATCTGTGTCAGATATGTCTTAAGCACCTCGCTCTGGTACTCTTCCGGTACATCCGCACCATAAAAGATTTCCTGGACCTCCTCAGCGGTCTGGCAGCCAGCAATCCACATGTTAAGTGCATTGCAGTACGTGGTGTGATAGGATACATGCCACATGGCCGCCTGGATGATTGCCTGCATGTCTGCCGACGTATAATATCGGCAGGGCTGCCCATCGGCGTGGTACTCCAGCTGCGTTGCCCCGGCAGTTATCTGGCTCAGCCTGCCAAACAGGTTAAGCTGGTCCTCGATGGTCAGCGCATAGTGTTCCACGCTGCCATCAGCCAGCGTTACATTGATTCCGGCATAAATAAGCCTCTCGCACTCCGCTGCCACCTCCCGGCGCTTGCCTGCCTGCAGTTCCTCCAGGGTCGGGATGTATGGCTCCGGAGGTTCCCCTGGGCCTTCCGGCGTTTCAGGCGCCTGATACACGCTTCCATCGTTTGAGAGATACACGGTCTGGCCATCGTCCCGATATACCGTATCATAGCCGGTCAGGGTGGTTGCCTCCGTGCCATCCTCGGTGTAGATGGTGATGTCGCCATATGTGACCGGGATTGTGCCGGCAAAGACGATTTCCATGACGTTGGCTGAGGTCGGTCGGATGTTTCTGATTTCATACAGCTGTTCTTCCTTTCCGATTCTGATTTTTTCCATGGATAATACCTTCTTTCTTTGCAATTATGTATTTTTATGTATATAAAAAGACTCTTTCGGGCCTTGAATTTTCATATTTAGTGTGTGTTATACCAAGATAGGTGCCAAAGTGGCTGTGGTGTCTTTTACAAAAAGCAGCATCCCCATTGCTGCCGGTGCCGATTTTTATGCCTATATTCCAATTGATATAGATACTACGGATGTTATATGGGCCTTTCCGATCCTGACAGACACGCCTGGAGACAATTGCACCAAAGTTAATGTAAGCACCTGCGTATGGCAAGGTGAATCAAAACAGATATATGTTAATGGATGCAATCTGGCATCTGGTGTAGCAAATATAAGCCTTGCTGGCGTACTGATAGCGATTAGATAATCCCAATAATTTTAGTTATCGGAATATCCGATGTTGAGATTGTGCCGGCACAGTATCTCGTATTATTCGTAAGCTTGATTGTATTATTATTTCGTGTTACTGAGAACGTATCTATGTAAAGGGTGCTATTAGCCAAATACGTGAAAGTCAAGATTGAATCACGCCATACCGAATGGGCACCGATGCTATTATGGAATATCAATACTCTGTAATTGCTGCAATCAGGGACATCTTCTGGGGTGGTAAAAAAGCTGCTCCCAGTCCAGAGTATCTTACCGTAATTGTCATTCTTGGTATTGAGCACAGTAGTATGATTATTCAAGCAAAATTCAATTTTATGCATTTTTCGTAGTGTGTTCAATACCAAGATACTTGAGCTAAAAAGCTACACAAACGAAATCAAGTATCGATCATATCAGACCGTCATCCCTATCCAAGAATCATGGATTGATGGAAATATTTGCAACATACCCTTTGACATAACGACAGCGCTGATGACCGACAAGCCATATATATTTTATGTGCTCCCTTGTAGCGTTATCGGCCACCAAGTTAGATATGACTATGATTTGTCCACCAGTACTGTCGCGATTGTGTCTATTGAATTTGGCGCACAACTCATAGCAGGTAATAATGTACGGTTTGGCATATTCATAGCGGGTATATAATCATCTTGTCCACTTACGAGTCCATGTTTTTCCGTCATAATAGTCGTAAAAAATTTCGGTTTCGCTGATGCCTAAAGATAATATGACACCATCGGGAAACTGCTGCTGGAACGCCCATTTATTTTTGTCGCTTCCATAGGCAATAATTTTTATTGGTCCATTTAATTCTATTTTAGCATTGGCCGTGTTTGCTATTCCGGATGTATCTGCTATCTTGGTATTGAGCACAGTATAAAGGTCCATTAGCACCTTGCCCTGGGCAGCCGACAGCGGCAATTTTGCGTTGTTAGTCACGCAGTTATTCACTATCTGGCCAATCAAACAAACACCGGTCATCCAGTTCTTGGTATCACTGAAAAACTTCTTGACTTTCCCAAGGAAGGTTTTTGTACTTTCACCAGCCTCTGGGACCGGGAACTCCGTGGTTATGTCATCCAGTGTCTTTACCGTCATCCCGGATATATCCCCGCCGGAGGATTCCGCTTTCTTTTTCAGCGCCGCGTCTATCAAATCTGCATTGTCATTGATATCCTGTATATCAACCGGGTCCGTACCTTCCGGCTTTTTCAGATTATAATTCGGTGTTAACTGCATATCCTATGCCTCCTTTAATGTCCTTACGTCATCCCAGGTCATGCCCCCAAGATGGTTCCATGTGTATGGTTTCAGTTCATTCCATGTGGTATATCGGTACTCAAACCGGTAGGCCAGATGCGCCGGCTTTATGTCCTCCAGCATGGAGACAAATGCCTGCATGTTCCTGGGTATCCCCTTGATGCCGATAAACCGGATAATAAAAAGATGACTGGGGTTGTCCTCAATCACCTTCACTTCCCCGCCGCTGAATGCCGCGGCGGTATCCTCTATCATCTTCCGGGTTGTGGTCCCCTGGCCCCGGAGTTTCGCCATCAGTATTTCCCGGCGCTGCTCATATGTCAGGGACATGTTCGTGGCCACGCCAAACATCTGCTCCCATCTCGGCAATCCCCAGGTGGCCGTCACGATGTAACACTGGTCAATCAGGTCCTCCAGGTCATGCTGTAGCTGCCCTACCTCATACCCCTGTGTCCGGTATATCTCCGCCATCTCCCGGATTTCTGCCAGGAAGGGTGGGGCATACCTCGCCAGGTCCACAAAATATTCTTCCGGAACAGTACTACTTGAGCTCTCCTGGGAATACTGGCTACGGCCGTATAATGTCTTCCCATACATGCCTTACACCCCCTTCAAGTCATTCCAGGTCAGTGCCCCTTTTTTTAGATAGACGCTGTCATGATTATGGGATTTGGCTGCTGCATCCGTGATGCCATATCCGGCCAGGGTGGTTGGATTTGTGCCGGCTGTGACATGGCCCTGTGCATTGACAGTGACACTCCGGTAGGTTCCAGCTGATACACCGCTGCTTGGATGCGTATAACTTGCGCTCGGCGGAGCTGCCCAGGCCGCAGTCCCATCAGCACTCCATCTTAGTATCTGTCCACTAGTACCGCCGGACGGAATATGCTTATTTCCTGATGTGGTGGGATGCACATACTTATTTGCCCCCTCCGCAATCCCTGCAAGTTTATCAAGCATAGTCTGAGTAATCTTATCCAGCACCGTCTTATTTGCATGCGTGTGGTTCTGGCTGGTATCCACATCAGCCTCCGTCAGATATCCAGAGTCATTAGTAAACTGGGATAACTTTGTGGGCATGTCCGTTATTTGGCTTTTGGTATGTTCATGTCTGCCGGAACAGTCAACTTGCCCTGTGATGGTCCCTGTTGTTGGCAAGGTGGCCACAAATCCAGAATTATTATGATAGGTTACGCTATCACCAGCATCGGCCTTCGCCGTTGTGAATAACATGCAGGTCGTATAGTCAGTCATGATTTTTACCCATAATGATATCTGGGTATAGGCCGCATTTAGCTCGTCTACTACCGTATAAAACTTTACCTGTTCTATTGTGTTATCATTTGCCGTCACGGAAAGGAATACATAAGGTTCCTTTCCAAATTCATTTTGTTGTTTAAACCAGAGATTTAACCGCAGAAAATCGCTATCACTTGAGCCATGTGAACCAAGGATGCATTCATATGTCCGGCTGGCATATCCATATTGGCGGCTTATCTTTAAAGTAGCGAGCTTACAGAACTTCCCCGCGTTTGAACTTAAGGTATCTGAACTTGTTACAGTTGGAGCAAGTTCTGTATGTGTGTGGGAAGACGGCGGGAAGGAACTGGGCTTTCCTGTCAGGCTGCTGTAAGCTCCGTCAAAGGTAGACCAGATTTTCCACTCACTCCATTTTCCAGATTCCTCATAATATGACCGGTACGCCCATCCTCCTTGAGCGCTACGGAATATCAGGATGTGCCAGGAGTCCTGCGGGTTGCTCTGTATCAGTAAGCCGGCAGTCGTATTAGGCCAGGGCGAATTTGCACTGGATCCTGCCATTATGGGTGTAATTGCTCCCGCAGCAACTTTTGGGGGATCGAATGTGTCATAATCGCTGATTTGAATCGCATTGGATAATTTAGACGCAGTTCCCCCATTGGCCGGCATGGAGGCTGGCTTATTTTTGATGTAAGCATCCGATCCAGTATCCGTCACACTCCAGTCTGACTGCACATTGACCTCAGCTCCAGAAGCAATATCGTCCAATTTGTCCAGCATGGCCTGCGTAACCGTATCAAGAATGCTCTTGTTGCTGTGGGAGTGCTTCTTGTTATTGGCATCATTCCAGTTGGTCCGTTCCGTTGCCGTGATGTGTTGGACCGCATCTGCCTTGTGAGTGATAAAATCCTCGATTGCCTTCGCAATTTTTCCCAACATAACGGTCAGCTTTTCTCCGCTGGTAAGATTGGTAAGAGTGGTTGCCTGTGTAAAGGTCGGTACCTGGTCATTGGTTGCCACGTTGGGTACGCTTCCCAGTCCCACCTGGGACTTTGTCACCCCATGGGGATTACTTTTATTACTGATGTGCGTATACGCCGCGTTCCAGTTATCCAGCAGGGTCTGGGTAATCTTATCCAGGACGGTCTTATTTCCGTGCTCATGCCGCTTATTATAAGCATCCGTCCAGTTGGACAGAAGAGTCTCTGTCAGCTTGTCCAGTGTTGATTTATTGGTATGTGTATGACGCTTATTATAGGCATCATCATAATGTGTCTTATCCTCCTTGCTCAGAAGACCATCCACACTCTGGGTTGCCTTTGGGATTGCATTGGCGGATATAGCTATCCAGGCAGTGCCACTCCAGCGGTACGTATAATTCGTATCCTTGACATTGACAGTCCAGCCGTCATCAGGATGGGGGTAAGTTGTCGCAAGGTCAGCATAGGTGCTGACAGCCTCCTTCCAATCAATGGCGGTCTCCAGGGCAGAAAGCTTATTGTCAACCTCATTCCTGGTATACTTATCATCCCAGTTAGGCTTATTGATACCGATAGTGTTCCGTATAGCCTCCTCCGCAGCCGTAGCCCTGGTTTTTTCCGTATTAACGGCGTCACCAATTGACTTCTCGGCAGCCTTCGCCCTCGTAATCTCACTGGCCAGGTTATTTGTAAGGGTCTTTTCCGCTGCCTTGGCCCTGGTCGATTCTGTGACCAGGTTATCCGCATTGGTCTTTTCGGCAGCCTTCGCCCGCGTCACCTCAGCTGTCAGGTCATTCCTTAAAGTCAGTTCTGCATCCTCTGCCCGTTTGACCTCTGTATCAATCCGCCCATTCAGTTCCATCTCAGCAGACAAAGCACGCGCTTCTTCCGTATTCAGCGCCTTCTGCGTTTCCACAACGGTTGCCTGGACTCGGTTGATATCGTCTCCCTCAACAGTGTCCCCATCCGTCTCATAACTGATGTAGGCCACCGGTACGTCTGCATACACCCGAACAATCCGTTTCCATGGCGCCAGGCTGGGTGTAGACAGGGTATATGTTTCCAAGCGGGTTCCTGTAAGCTTCGGGCCGGTGAATACCGCAAACGTAGCCTCGTTAATATTATCATGCTGCAGCTCCGCCTCATACACGCCATTGGTAAGGTGGATTTCCTCCTCCACGACATAAATGTTCCCATCAACCTTGTTCAGCTTCTCGTAGAACGTACTCACCTGCATCACATCACCTCCAATGCAACCGTTCCAGTCACTGCAATCTCATCCTCTGTTAAGGCTACGTTACCGGATACGCCGTTAAGCAACAGATTTGAGTAATCCTCCACGCCCTCAGTCCCCAGCAGCAGGTTCCCGACCCTTGCCAGGCTCACATAGGACAGGTCCAGGGCCTCCTTGTGAAGGTAGTCTGTCAGTGCAGCCTGGAATGCATTCTGGACGACACCCAGGTTCATGCCTGCCTGTAGCTTGATTCCAGCTGATACATTGACCGCCTTTTCCACGACAGATGCCACGGTCACATCCGCGCCGATGGGGCGTAGCTCCTCGATATGCTCCCGTACCATCTTCAGTATGCCGGTACCTGCAGACGACATGTTGGCATCCGCTATGATGACCTTGACTGTCCCCGGTCCGTTGGCCAGTGGAAAGACTTTGGCCGCGCCTACGCCATCGCACTCCATGGCCCAGTTATAATAATCATACCGGTTGCCACTGGTGGACGGTTTCTGTATCACATTCAACAGGCGCGCCTTCAAAGCGTTGTCGCTCTCTTCTTCGCTACCTGCTATAAGAATTGAAGTGAGCATTGCGGAGGTCAACCCTTGAACATGGTCAATTGGGAGCAGCTGTCCAGTATATCCATTCCCTATCTCTCCCTGCTTTTCACACTCCATGTCATACGTGTGTGAGCCCTCCAGGACTCCTATATATCCAACTGCCCGATATATGATGTGTTCTTCCTGAATTGCAGATACCCTGAACCCAATTGGGACCTGGACATTGAAAACACCCTGCTTATGTGCATAGGTAGCGGGTTTTCGTGCAATTCCATATGCTTCAGCAATCCGGTCAAGGCTTTCTCCACCCGCTGTTCCTGCATAGACATTGTCCTGTAACCGCTGCATGTCCATATATACCCCTTCAAGATACCAGCTTACCGGTCCAAGGGCTGTCTGGATAATAGAGCCTTCCCTCTTGTCCAAATCATCAGGCACCCTGGACAGCTGGTCTGATAATATATTTGCATACGTTTTTCCACTAAAATCTATCATACCGTTACCTCTGCCTGCACCGGGCCAAAAATTGTACTTACATCAAATACGCACTTTAGGACACCCTGTCCCTGGTCTGTAAAAACGAAATTCCCTACGGACAGCACTCTGCTGTCTGTAGAAAATGCGTCCTCCACCCGCCTCGCAATCTCACTGGTTACATAATCATATTCTTCGCCAATCAGTTCCTCTAACTCAACCCCAAAATTAGGGCTGTATATCTGCCACCGGAACCGCTCCGTATTCAGGATGATGTCCACCGCCTGCCGCATGGCAGCAAGCCCGGAACCCATCCCACTAATCTGTCTGGATGACCAGTCAATCATGAATGTATTTGTAGGTCTGTCTACATACGTCAACGAAGTGTCCAGCCCTACCCCCTCCGGCAATGTTGCCATATCATGCCTCCTTATACCCTCGATAGAATGATGTATCTGTTCCCGTGTGAAACCCTAAGCATGACCACCTTATCGCCTACGGCCAGTCCCTCATTAATCACAACAGTACCACCGCCTCCCCCCTGTACCTTGGCTGACCTGGATTTTACGTTTTCCGTCAGGACCAGTGCCACATCCGGAACCGGAAGCATTGTGTCATCCAGCTTGACGGTTAGTGGGGCAATGGATGAGACCGTACCATACACTATGTCGGTTTGCTTATTTGCCTTAGTATTATCCTGTACAATCATATTCAACACGTCAATCAATTCAGACAATATTTATCCCTCCCAGCTGTTGGAAATCCTTAAACTCGATACTCATGACATGGTCATCTGCCTCAAAGCTGTGTACAACCTTTTCGGTAAGCACCAGCCTGGACATGGATAAATCTTGAATCCTACTTATCCGGACTGGCACTATGGTCCCCGCCCTGATTCCCGGGACCCCAATAACATTATCCATGGTCAATGTCTGCACTACCCGGTTATAATACTGGAGATACTGTTTGCACATCTGGTCAATCTGTGCCTCATTCAGGTTTTCATCCACCTCATCGTAATACTGGAGTAGTCCCCATTTGGATATGGTTTCCGTATCCTCGTAGATGTAGGTATCCGCCTTCCCGGTCTCACTATTGGGCCGTACCAGCTTCACTCGGTTATATGTGTCGGAATCAATATCCCGGCTGTAAGTATATTCCGTTGCCAGGCTCCTGTCCCCCACTACAGTTGTGACAAACATGTCCTTCGCTTCAACCAAGGTCAATGCTCCGGCATTATCGTAAAAATTATATATCTTTCCTGTTTGGATGATTGTCTCAGACAATGCACCAAAAATGATATCCAGACAGGATTCATTTTCCTTGATAAGACATGGAAAAACATATCCTGTATCTTCCATTTTCCCAACTGTCAATCCGAAATCAGCCGCAATCTGTTGGATAATCTGCGCCAAGGTCATATTAATGAAAGTATAACTTGCATTCGCTTTCAGGTATCGCAGCTGGTCATATGCGGTGTACTCTGATTCCCCCAATTGATTCTCTGTAATTGTAAATACATATCCCTTGAACATCCTTATCCCATCTACCGTAAGTTCCACCGAACTTCCTTCCGAAATCAAAGGAGCATCAACACACGAAAACACCAGCTTGGCAGGAGAATCAAAACGGTTTGTAGTAAGTTCGGCTGATTCAATAATGTTTGCATATTCAGTAATTGTGGTCTGTGTGGCCCCACCAGGGGCAGGACCAACGGTCTGGACCCGCAAAGAAAAACTATCCATCGTATCACCCCGTTATCTGCAGCTGGTCTGCGGACAGCCAGCCATATGAGCCAATATGTACTGGATAGGGATTCCCTTCTACTATCCGGGTCACGGTTGTACTTAAGTTATTTGCCGTGCCATAAGGCTTTGCCCCATAACTGTCACTCCAAAACTTTCCATTGGCAATACAGGGGGCACCTACCCGCAACACTGGTGTTTCCACCTCCCGCGCTACCTCAGTAGTGGCTTCCGGGGCATCAGCAAGTGGCGTGGCAGACGTGGTGATGATTGACACCACCTCCGGCTCATAGTTCTTATATTCGGTCAATTCCACCTCATAATAGATGTCATTCGGTTCACCGCCCTTATCCTTTGTCTTAAAATCGCTGATGATGCATCGGATATTGGTGTCATAGAGCCCTGAACGGGATATGATTAGACGGCATTTCTGATTCTTGTTTAATGCTTTCTCAAAATATTCGACATAGTCTTCTGGGGCCTTTGCATTGCCATTGACATAAGGGTCGTCCGCGGATGAAGGAAAAAAGCTTTCCCAGGAAACCACCTTTAATGATGGTTTCCTGGGAACCACTATCTCACCAATACCGATTACAGAATATGTCTTGTGGTCAGTTGGGTACTTGATTTCTATCTCTTCTGGATTTACAGGCAGTTTTACCTTCCTGCTTCCAAATTTTATATATATGGAGCAGCCATTTTTGATTTTTGCCATGGTACGTATACTCCTATCTATCCATGTGATACCGATGTGTGCGCTGCAGCCTGCTGGATGAGCAATACCTTAAGCTTATCCGCGATATCCTTTGAGGTCAGGTTTTTCGCAGCGGATTCCGGAATGGATACCGAAATCTGCGGAGCCAGTGTCTGAAGCTCCACGTTGTTCATATATCTCCGTTCAGCCAGGTCACGATATAGCTTTATATCCTCATCCGACAGGTTGACATCCCCATCTATTTTTTTTACCCGGTCTACATCCCCCACATCCAAGTCACCGGCCGCTGGGATGGAAGATGCATCAAACCCTCCGAACGTATCCTTCAGGGAATCAAGACTGATATCCATATTATCCAGCTTAGAGCCTAAATCAGCGCCGTATTTGCCCCATTCAGCTGCAGTTGCACCTACATCCAAGTTTGCCATACGCTTAATTTGGATGGCATTTTCCCCGAATGTATTATCCACCCAGCTACTAAGGTTATCCCGGAATCCCGAAACAGCTCCCTGCAGGTTACTTCCAGTAAGTGCATCAATGGCACCTGCAACAGTTTCCACCATGCTTAGAATGGCATCCAAGGCATCTGCAAACAGATGCGCAATTGCAGCTACTGGGTCATTAAATACATTGGCAAAAAACTCCGCAAAGGATGCAATGACATTCCAAAGTGTAGCAAATATATTGTATCCAACCGCGTAAATCATGCCGAATACCTGCCCTACCCATCCGCCTACTTCCTGCATTCCAAAACCAAACTGTTGGGCTGCTATAAGAGCCCCGGCCAGTACCGCAATCAGCAATAGAATCGGCCAGTTAGCAACTGCCCAGGCTGCAGCTGCCGCAAGTGCCCCTCCTATGTTGGCTGCCGCCGTTGCAATGGCCTGTGCCTGTAGTATCACGAAGGCAATCCCAATGGCTGCCAGAACTGGAATAATAAAATCCAGGTTGTTCGATACCCAAAGTGCACCTTTCCCAATAATGCTTAAGGCTCCAACACCAACTTTAGCTGCCAGAGAAAAGAGATTAATTAATCTTGTCATTGCCTGCTGTGCCTCATCTGTCTGAAGATACTTGTTCCACCCCTCAAAGCTATCCTGTAGGCTCTTCTGGATTTCATTCTTTCCCATCGTAAAAGCCTGGCTTAATGTCATGGGCATATCCCTGAAATTTTTTTCAATATCATCGGTAGCCTTAAGCATTGCATTTTTTACAATCTCAGCAGTGATGGCCCCATCCGAAGCCAACCCCCTTATCTCTCCCACGCTTACCCCCAGATAGTCAGCAATCGTGCGGATTATATTGGGGGCTGACTCAAATACTGCATTCAGTTCTTCTCCTCTGAGGACCCCGGACCCTAATGCCTGTGTGAGCTGTAGGGAGGCGGAAGCAATTTCCTGCTGGCTCGCCCCTGCAATGATGAACTGTTTATTCAGGTTTTCGGCAAACTGAATCAGTTCCGCATTGCTGGAAAATGCACCCTTGGCATTCTGACCTATTTTTGTAATAACATTTGCGGTATCCAGATAGGAGGTCCGTGTTCTCTGAGCTGATGCGAAAATCATGTCCTGGAGTGTTTCCGTGGATTGGAGTCCATCGTTTATCAGGTTCAGCTTCGCGTTTACCTGGGACAGTGAATCAGCTGTTCCCAAAAACATTTCGGTAAGTTTGACTGCACCGGTGACCGCTAATATTCGTCTGAATGTGGACAGTAGTTTCCCTGCCTCGTTGTTGGTTTCCTTGACACTCTGGGTGTGTGCCTGCTGATTGGAGACGACCTGCTGCTGGTTGGAAGTAATCTGCAGCAACGTCTGGTTCGTCTGCTGCATCTGGCTGCCCAGCTGACGGATTGCCCCTATGATGGCCCCTGCAGATTGCCCCATGGCATGTGTAAGGTTCTGCCCTAACATGAATGATGCGTTATTCGCCTGTTGGAGGAGCTGGTTAGTTGTGGAAAGAGATGTATTTATATCTTGTATTGCCGTAACGGTTTCCCCAGAATTTTTATTGAATAAATCCGACACGCTCTTGTCCAACGTGACAATCTGGTTCAGGGTGCGGTTCCCGGCTGCCTCAAATGTTTTAAAAGTAGAGGAAAAATTATCCGTCAGGACAAAAGTCTCATTTATTACACCCATTATTTATGCTTCACCTCCTTCGCTTCCTTCTTAATAAGCTCCCACATCAGAAGTTTTTCTTTAAGGCCCCTGTAAACAACATCCGTGGGGAACACACCATGTTGGCAAAGCATATACTGACACAGCCTTGAATCCAGTGTGTCCCCAGCAATTAGTTTTTTGCTTCTTCCTCTACTTCATTAAGTTCATTATCCGTTGATATGAAACCATTGAAGTTATTAATTTCCCTGACGAGTTTTCCATATTCCCCCGAAGATAACATCCTACCCGGCACATCCAGTGGGTCAGCTGTCTTGTAATAATCACACAGTTCCGAATCCTTAAAATTAGGGGATACGACACAGGCGTCCACCAGAAGCTTCCCGTATTTCACGTTATCCAATTCCCGGACAATCTGTCCGTTAATTTTCTCCCTCTTGGTTGCTTTTGTGGTCAGCTTATTATTGGTTTCCTGATCAATAATCCTGATTACAAAAGGTACAACGTTCCCTTCCTCATCCTTAAACCGTTCGGAAATAATCACCTCTTTAGTCTCATTCATGATTGGTGGCTGTAAAAAAGCCTTAATATTTGACATGCTATCATCCTCCTAATTGTGTTGGGTCATTAAACCAGTTCAGGACCTCAATTCCAGTATATGAAAATCCCACTTCCATCTCCAGGAAATCCGAATCTGCATCCAACATGGCCACAGGAAGCTTCTGAAGCTTCACATTGTAGAATACTACGGTCTGGGTCCCAACACTGGTTGTTGGGTCGTCATTGGTTATCTGGATAGTAAAATATGGCAACTTCCCGGTCCTTAAGTACTCCTGCAGGAGCCTTAAAAAATACGGGCTCCCATAATAAATCGTCATGGACCCACTTAGGGAAACCCCGGTTGTTTTCTTCTGTACCAGAGTCGTCCCCACTACCTTAAAATCGCTCTCTTGGAATTCTGCATTGGACTGGAATTTCTTCAGCCCAAACATTTCATGGTTTTCCCCATCGATGGTCATGAATCCACTCCCGGATTTACCATTAAGGGCATCACGTTCTAACAGAAACATTTTCTACCTCCTTATTGCGCGGCAGTGTTTACGGATACCGTCACTGTCATGTAAATCTTCTCTATGCTGTCCACCGGCTGGATGGCAACATCAATCAGCACGGAATCAACACTGCTTCCTTCCCTCACCTGTACATCATCTGCGACAAAGTTCTGGATACCGTTGCCGGCCTGTATCTCGTTCAGATAGCCTACAATCCATCCCTTCATAAGATTGCGCCCGGTTTCAGTATTATCAGTCTTTCCGATGTAGTATAGGCTGAACTGTTTATATACATCGTTGCAGAACTGGTTAAGCATCCGCATTACTCGGTTCTTGGAAAATTCCTGGCCTTTGTCCACACTGTAAGATGTCAGTGTGTTGATATCTGTACATACCTTGACGGAACCAAATGTGTCAATGAACACAATCTGGCCAGATTGTATGGCTGCTGTTATCTGCCCATCAGTCAGTTTCGGGTTAGCCTCAATCGCATCCGGATATTGTGCATACGTCAACGACTGGTTATATCTTGCACCTGCCTCCGCACCCCCCAGCCACCATGTGACCTGCTGTGCAGTCAACGCCGTACCATCTGACAGCTTGACCCCATTTTTTGCGGATATCACCCACTCGCTGTTTACCGTATGTGCATTGGCCATTACAGCCTGGCATTTCTGACCAATGCTGTTTGATACACGTCTCACAAATGCTGCAATCGCCTGTATAGTCGTATTATCAGTGCCATCATAGACCAATGTATCAAATTGGTAAGGTTCAATGGCTGTCAGAAATGCTGCATAATCAGATGCTGATATAGTTGGGTCGGTTCCCCCTGCCAATGTGACCCCAGCTGTTTCAGTTATATCAGTTCCTGTTCCATCAAACGTTACCCATGTATTTGCTTTCAGGTCATCCAGCTTTTTAATAGCCTGTTCATCAACTATGGTCCCATCGATTACAGTACTGACATCAAATGCCCCAGCTTGGTCGGCCTGTTCCTGCACGATAACAGAGATGTCATTTCCCCTGATACCTTCATACAGCGCCGTGATGGTCAGGGCTCCCGATGTAACCGTTGCCTTCTTTCCGCCACTTCCCTTAGGCCTGTACAACAGGATTTTACTAGGCCCTGCACTGACATCGCTTCCTTTCATCATTTCTCGCAAAAATAAGGCCTTGGGACTCGTGATATCATAACCGATATATGGTCTTAAATCTTCACCAGGCAATATTTCCTTAATGGTTTCCACAGGTCCCCAGGAAAGGGGTTCTGCGATTGCCACAATGCCTTTATTCCCAACATTGGTATTGATGTTGCCTTTGGATTTGACATTGATATACACACCGGGCTGCACTTTGTTCTGATTTGTCCATGTACCTCCTGCCATGTCTACTTACCTCCTTTCAAAACTTTGTCGAGGGCCGCCTTCGCGTCCTCTATGGTGTATTCCGGCTCCTGCAGGATTACCCTGGCAAAATCCGGCTGATATCCTGACAGGACCTTACTATGCAGTAATTTGTCGGTCGGATATTTCTTCAGCTTCTTCTGTTGCGATATCGCAATAGGGCCTTTAATTTTATTTGATGCTGGCATTGTTTTCCTCCATTATCTGCATCAGTTCATTGTTTCTTGGGGCGCTTACCCGTTGCCGGATATGGAATTGATAGTGCATTTCATCATCCTCTGTCTGCCATTGCCGCTCAAAGGTACGTATCTTGGCTGTCCCTCCACTACTGTCTGCATAATCAAACAGTTCCAACATCCCATCCAGGTACTCTGCTATGGCCTGTATTTCCGCATTTCCATTTACGATATTACGCTGCTGCACAAACACGATATCAACACCCAGGTCACGCAGGAACCTATTATTCATATGCTTTTCAATTTTGGAAGGCATGAAAAAAATAAAAAAGCAAGGGTAGTCTGTCCCCTGCTGGTTTGGGCTGGCATATACCGGATAATCCGGATACTGTGCTGTAAGTACTCCGGCCAGGCTATTTATAATGTTCTCTAATGTGAATATCATCTGAACGCCTCCCTCACACGTTTTCCCAGTTCCATACGGACCACATCGCGGTACTTTCCAATGGCCGCCTCTTTCATGTATTTTCCCTCCACATACTTTGTCCTGGTTCCAACGGTAATCCCACCCATGGATGGATTTACCTTTTCCAGCATATTCCCGTTGATTATCAATCCCGGTACAAAATGCTGGTCCATCCGATGCCCATCATTGACATAGGATGCATATAGTATGTTATTAGCCAGTGTTGCCCTCACACTGGCACCCGAGATGACTGGTTTCGTCACACTGTCTGTTGACCAATGCTGCGCCAATTCACCAGACCGGGTCCCGGTACCAGAAATAGGGGCGCCTCCGTTTGGAGGGGTCCTTTCCGTAGCCTTTTCCACTGCTGCGATCATAGCGCCTTCGGCCACATCGGCCATAATCCTCGGCACATCCTGCCCTGCCTTATGAAGTTCTTCCAGTCGCTTGCGCATCTGGCTTCCAAAACTTGACATGCAATCACCTCACAATCTCATCTTTCAGCAGGCCTACCTTCTGATGCTCCAGACCAGTAAGAGCACCGCCCACCGGGTCATAGTATCTTTGCGGCTCACCAGCGAAATACCGCTCTGCCTGGTTTGAGTGCCCCAGGTTCCCGCCACGGACAATCCTTAACTCATCACCAGCCATGATATCCACTGACAGGTCACACGCCATCTTTTCCATGGACCGTTCCTTTGCGGCTGTCACTCCCATAATAGGACCGTCTCGCTTAGAACTGTATACCCTGCACGGGATGGGGGCCGTGTTCTGCTTCTGTCGCTTCTGTTTCGTCAGGTTTCCTTCTTTGTCTGGGACTACGCGGTATATGTCAACCGTATCCGTATACCATCCTTTAAAGATTGGATTATCAAATAACATACATTCCTCCCATCCCGATCATGCGGGCCATAGTGGCCAGCTGCTGCCCGTACTGCGTGGAGTTCCAGGCTCCCCATTTTGCCATTGCCACCGTAACCGCCTCATTATCATAGCTGATGGAGGTATCTCCCATGGATGCCTCTTTAATCAACCCGGCCTGCTGGCCTTTGGCTGCCGCAGCCGCAGCCGATGGGGAGCCCTCCGAATAGGTCTTAAGATACAGCGTGCTGTAGTGAGCCACAAACAGCCCGGCGGCGTATCTCCACATGTCATGGTACCGGATGGGAAGGATGGTGGAATTTGCACTATCCACATACAGCTGCAGTATGGGGTCCGGTACCAGGCTTTTGCCCTCAGACTCTCCGGACCTTTTAAACTGTGGGAAATCTGCCAGGAACATCACAGATGTGTATGTACCCTTTTCACCCAGCGCTGGCATATTGGCCGCTGCAGCTATCACTCCATTAAATTGTGCTCCATCCATTCCCGTCCCTCCTTAACCTTTCACTTTCCTTCCGGTCTGCTTTGCCTGCTCTCCAGCGTCCGTGTCCGCTACCTCTGGTCTGATATCGTACTCTTTTGCTTTTTCTCCAGCGTCCGTGTCCGCTGCTTCCAGCGCCTTATCCGCTGTATTATCCGGCGTGGCAATGGATCCGTCATGGATGGCTGCCTGTACCATCCAGTGCTTTGATGCCCAATCAGGAATAGTACCGATAAAATTGCGGGGGATAACCAATTTCTGGTCTCCCTCGCGGATTTCAAAACATTTTTTACTGTTTATGAACATATGGCTACCCTCCCTTAGATTCCGTCCACATAGCGCATGATGTCCTCATAATACATCTGCACCTCAGATATATTTGCCATGTATGCTGTGTCATAGCACACATTCTCCGCGTTCGGCTGTGTCATGGCACGGCTTAATGGGGCCAATTCATCGCTAGCCACATATCGTTCTTTGTTAATGTATACCACCATGCGGTCATTCCCACCCGTGCCGGCACCCTTACACCAGGAACACCCCCCGATATACAGGTTACTACCGTTAGTCTTGGCCACATTGTTATCCAGCAGGAACTGCAGGATTGTCTTCTCGGCCAGTTCCGTCACCTTCGTGGTTGCCAGGTAATTAATCTGTTCGTATGGCATGATGATATGGTTCGGGACCGCATCCCTGTCATACTCCGCAGTTTCCCAAACAGCCAGAATGGCATCGTTGATATCCTGGAGTATCTGATCCGGTGTCTTATCCTTAAATTTCGTGGAGCTACCTGTTCCGGTTGCCGCAGCATTTGCCGTGGTGACTTCCGGATTATTGATAAGGCCAGTAGAACCATAGCGTTTGATGCCCACGTATACATTAGCGTCCATATGCTTATCATAGGCCATACGGATTCCATCCCGCAGGATGCTTTCCAAGCTACGTCCAGTCAGTTTCTCGCGCTGCATATCCACCCACATGATTCTCATTCCGATAGAAAAAATATGGGTTTTGAATAATCCCTTATCAAAATTAGCCTGTACCATCGGGATACCGTTGGCCCCACCTGCATGTACCAGGCCATTCTCGCTTCCTCCGGTCACTCCATACCCCACATTCATGGCGCTTACAAACTCGGCCCAGCCGCCGCCCACTCTCATTGGAATATCACGGCTGTACGTGAAACTGGTAAGGGGCTGCCTTATGACGTTATCCTTCTTTTCAAGTTCGGACTGCAGGAGCGCACCTCCATTGGCAATTGCCGCCGAATCCATTGTCTGGAACCGCTGTGGAGCGGCCACACCAGTTGGTGAGGATGATATCACGCCACCGTCAAAGGTCCCCATGCTCTGAAATTTGCTCATTGTGTTTTTCCTCCTTATGCTCTGTTGCAGGACATAATCCTGATTTCTGCTACATTGTTGGCATCCTTACCACCATGCCATTCACAGTTCGTAAGTTCTACGGTCTTACCAGAATCCTCAGACGCTTCAAAACCTCCTATAACACCTGTAGGGATTGACTCATTGGCAACAGTGCGAATATATACCTTTCCGCCTAATTTTGGTGTTCCTACGTTACACAACACGTTGATACATCCGCGCTTGAACACACTCACCGCTTCATCCGGCCTATACTCTCCAGCGGACTGTGAAAGATAGGATGTAGCGCTCTTAAACTCGCGGGAAGCAATTCCCACAAAATCAGCAGCCGTTCCAGAAGCCCCGAAGGCCACTACCTTTTCATTACTGTCATAAACAAGAGGAGTGCCAAACACTACCGCTTCACTCCCTCCCAGTGGATGGGTATCCACTATCATATCTGGCTGTCTGGCATAATCACCTGCATAGCCATGTGTCATGTTCTTTCCGATAACCTGTCCTTTCATTACTTCATACCTCCATTCTTTTTGTGTGGATTCATGGCATCATAGGCAGCCTGATACGCATCTAAATCCATCTGTGGCTTCTGGTCAGCCATCTTTGCCGCATTCTTTTGGGCCGCCTGGGCAATCTTCGTAATATCGCTTACCGCATCCTTATCGGTCAGACAGGATACCAGGGAATCTGTAACGGCCTTCCTTGTATCTTCATCCTTAATCCCTGCAATAACCGGCCTGAGCTGCTTTATGACAGCTGCCATGACTGCCTTATCTGCTGCACATGCTGATCTGTCCAGTTCTTCTGCAGGCACCACCTTCGCCTCAGATGTTGATGCCGGTGCTTCACCGCCTTCCCCTGTCAGTTCCTTTACCAGGCTGTCTAATGGGTCTGCGGCCGGTTTCTGGACAGGTTCACTGGGCTGCGCCTGCGCAAGCCCCTTAATCATATCCATGAGCATGTCCAGCTTTCCATCTAGGCCAGATGAATCCTGCGTACCTTCTTTTACAGGCTCCTCTTTGGCGGCCGCAGGCGGTCCCTGGGATGCCGGTTCCTCATCCAGTGCCGCAGCCGCATCCGCAGCCATGGTCTCCAGCTCCTCCGGGGATGCATCTTTGGCGGCCCGGGCAAATAACTTGAAAAATAAACTGTTCTTCTTCATCGTCACATTCCTTTCCGGCCGTTTCACGGCCTCTACCTTTTTCTTTGAATCTAAAATCGCAACATGCTTCCCGGCCCTTCCCCGTGTCACCACGGCGATATGGTTCCCCCGGATATCATGCTGCGAATAGGTCCCATCCTCATTTTCCGTGTAGCTGCACTCATATCCGCAGCTTATTTCCCGCTTACCGCCCTGAACCGCCCGGATTAATTCCTCATCCTGGATGTGCAGGTCCGCTATCACATGTCCCTCCCATTCCCCTTCTCCCTTCCGGATGTTCTGGGCGTGCCCTCTGGCATACTGGGTACAGTTGTCCGGTGTGAGAAGTTCAGGCGGATGTTCATCCGTGATTGGCTTACCCTCAAAACTGGATAAGGCCGCTTCTGAAAAGACCTCATCCGGTGAACGGTATACCTTCACCACCTTGGAAATATCCCCGTCCTGTTTCAACTCGCTTTCCAGGTACTCCATCTCGCCAGTTCTGGCTATAGGCACATTGCGGCAAATTAAAAAGCCCTCAACCGTTTCCATCTGGTTGGGGCTTATCGTATAGCCATAATATGCAAACATCTTATTCAGTTCCTTCCTGTTGCGATATCGCAACAAAAATGCTACCAGCGCCTGACCGATAGCATTACACAATCAACATCTCTTTTATTTTTTCCGCATCTTCAGGGGATACCTCATCATACTCCCAATCCCCTCCGATGAAAATACAAGACTGCTCTGGCGCAGGAATCCACTTTCTCAACCGCTTATCATACCGTTCAAAATTACCGTTCAGGAAGCGATACAGACGATTGGCCTTTTTCTTTTTACTATCATAACCATAAACAAAATAAAAATCTTTCATATGACCTCCTACCTAATCCGGTCAATATTTACCGGCACTTCTAACTGCGCAGATAGCTCAAACATCTTTTTGTTCAGTTCTGCCCTTCTCTCGGGTGTCGTGGTGTCCTTCCTGGCCTCCTCATACAGTTTATGCATCGGGCCATCTTTAACCTGGAAACTTTCTGGTGTATGAAACTGTATCTCAAATTTCTGACCAGAAGGAGCTTGGAATATGCAGTTAACGCCTTTATATGCAGACCGTTTATCCAGCCAGGTATTTCTCACCCTTACCACCTTATATCCTTTTGCCTTCATTGCATCCGTGACATTTACATATGCATTTGTTAGGTTCAGTGGATTATCCTGGTAGGTATACCGGATTACATCATTTGTGGAGTTAATAGTGTCCGTAATGGCTTGTGCATCCAGGCTATGATTGCTGTCTGTTCCCACCTTGCGCAGGAAGGAATCCTTCGTTTTTACACGGTGCTCCAGTCCAATCATAGACACCCCTGTATCATTTGATATCTTGGTCAAATCAGCAGTGATTTCCGGTTCTTTTGCAATGATCTTTCCATATGCATTTGATTTCTGGTAAATGGCCTGCGTTTCCTTCCATTTTACAGATTCATTATACTTCATGTCCCTGAACTTTTCAAAGGTTTTCGGCATGTCATTACCACATACCTTTCGATACCGATTATACTGCTTGTAATCATTTAACAGCTTCTGTCGGTTCCTTACCTTCTCTTTATATGCCGCAATCTGCTTCTTGGTTCGTGGGTCCACTGTAATCGGGTTTTTTTCAAAGCTGGAGAAGTCCTTGTCCTTCTGGATCTGCTTATCCGTTTTACCCATGGTTGTATACTTGACTAGGGAATGCAGGCAGTTTGGATGGATGTTAAGGTATGTATTGGCCAAATCCTCTGGTCCATTTGGGTCTACCTTCCCAAAAGCCTTTGCCAAAGCCGGATAATCTGGATTATCCCCAGAACGGCTGTACACCCGGCCTTCCAAAGGGGCGCATACCGGACAGGTGCTGCCAATCTTCACAATCTTATACAGGTCATGGTCTGGGTCTGCTGTCAGGATAGCTGATACTTCCGCCTGCCTGGCCGTTGCCCTGGTTGCCATATTGCAATAATCCTGCAAGGACCATTTGCGACCTGCCTTATCCACAAACGCTGTGACTCCCTTGCGTTCCAGTTCCTGGGCCATACTGGCCGCTGCTTTCCCGGTGCCATAACCAGCCGCTTGCTGCTCTGCTACAGCTTGCAAAGCAGTATTCCGCAGTGCCCCCTCCTGCTGCCTACCAACCTGAAACACTTCCTCAATCGTCTTTTGCGCGGTAGTTGACGCTTCCACAATGTCCCCCAGCAGATTGTTAGACAGCTGCTCCACAATCCCCATCTGCGTTGCCGTAAGCCCGGCTGCGTTGGCATACCCATTGGCCGCGGCCTCTGACCGGTAGAAGATGGACTCTATCATCGACGGTACATATGCCCAGCTCTCATCCACCATCTCCTGCAGTATCTGCTGGGTACGTTTGAGGGCTGCTACTTCTGCGTAGTCTACATACCCACTGGTACGTTTACGGTTAATCTCGGCAATCAGACGCCGCTCCGTACGCAGGAACAACATCCGCAGGAATCTGGTCTTATCATCTATGTCCGGTGGCCGTATAAGTGTCGGCATTATCCATCATCCTCCCCGGCGCCAAAGGCTCCCGGCAATGTCAGTCCAGCCAGCGGGTCCTGCATAGCCTTGTAATCTGAGTATGTCCTGCCCTTCGCCTGTTCAATTGCTTCGTCTGATATGGTATTGTACATTCCTGTCTCATCAGCCAGCGCTTTAAGCTCCTTCTGGGCCGTAGCCGCGTCAATCAGGTCGCTCTGATAGACGGACAATACCGCCTGCGTTTTCTTCTCCGTGATATCCGCAACCTCACTGGAATCCGGGGTCTGGAGCGGCGGGAAATCTACGTCCATGTCATCAGGGACCGTCCCCCAGGCAGAGAGGGCCATGATTGGTAACAGGCGCTCCATGATTGGCCGCAGCTGGTTCTCCCGCAGTCCGTCTATATAATCATAATAGTTGTTCATATCACTCTCACCCGTAGCGTTCATGCCAGCTGGCGACCGTCCAAACAGTTTCGTGACTGGAGTCTTTGCTGCTCCAGCTACATCCATCATCACCCGGTCATATACCTCTGGCAGACCGGTAAACGTGTACTGGGTATTATGCATGACATCACCCTTGTTGACCAGGCGCGTGCCAAAGTTGCTTTCTATCACACTCTGGGCCTGCAGGGTCTGCCAGAACCGGCGCTGGGACTCCGCATTGCTGGTTGCAAGCATCTGGTCCAGGCTGTCTGTTTCCATGTAGTTAACATTGGCCCGGAAGGTCAGAGATGCTATGTTAGCGGATACATTGTCCCGCTTTACCAGTTCATTGTAAATGGCTTCAAGCTCTGACTCTCCCCAGTAATTCTCTGCGATTTTCTCGTTGTAAGGCAATTCCCGGCCAGCAAAACGCAGTACCCTGCTATGGTGTACCCTGGATATGAGCGTGCCGCTCTCTTCATCCCGGATGGTATAGTATTCCGGGAGACCGAAGTCCTGGTCCGATGGGTCCGTCACCTGTCCCAATTCCGGATAGATGCCGCTCCATCTGTCCAGTATCATGAGCCCCAGAAAGCATCCTGGAAGTACCAGGCCATAGTCCAATGGCAAGGAAAGGTCATCCTGACCGCGTATCATAACGATACCAGCCGCGCCTCCATACAGTCTGCCCCAGTACATCCCTTCAAGGAGGGATTTGCGCAGGTGCACCTTGCGTTCCAGCTGCTGCATGGCATCTATGTATTCAGGGGCGACATTGCTTTGTATGGTATACCACTTACGGACCATGTCTCCCGGTATCGTCTCAATGATGTTCTGGACAATCCAGTTCTCCCTATACAGGCTGGTCAGCAGCTGGTAATTCTGGGTCATACGGGTAAGTGGGTATTGCGTGGCCTGCAGTAGGTCCTGTGTGCCGTATCCCAGCCGCGCTATTGGATTAGAAAAGGCATCCATCGTTGTGACGGGCGCCTGCTTTGTGTCTGCCCGCACATGACGGGTGTTCCTACGTTTTGACATATATCCCTCCATCAATATTGACTTGCACACACATACATAATCATTGCCCAAACAAGATAGTATACTGCATCTATTTTCTCTCCCTTGTGGTAACATTTGAACGCTAGGATTACATTGTACAGATAAACAATGAAAGCAGCAGTCCTTAACATCAAGTCGAAGGTTTTCATATCCCTATCCTCCATTCCGGTAACTTCGTGAAAATATAATATCGCAATGCATCCGGTCCATGGTCCATCTGCTTTACAGGTTTCTCTTCTCCGCGCTCCCTGGCCTTGTCATCCCAGACATATGACCGCATCTCTGTAATCAGACCTGTGCACCTCTCATGTATTCGTATCTTCCCACGATACAGCATAGATGACACAGCCCTGATGCCGTCCTCCACATCATTCTCAGCCGGTTTCACGACATAGCCCCGACCGCGCAGTTCTGTGATGAAGCTGGCTGCCGATGGGTCAGCTATGATGTCAGCCATCAGGTCAGGATTGCTCCCCATGAACTCCACCATATCATCACCATATTGGCTGTCCGTTTTCTGGGCCTTTTCCACCCGGCTATCCCACCGGTATTCCCGGTCCACCCAAATAATATCTCCATCATCGTAGATGTCCAGGTACACACACGGGTTAGTAGTCCCGTAGTCCAAGGTTACTGTCCGGACGCTCAAATATTCCAGTCCTTTTGGTCGGGTCTCATCATTATAGATGTTGGACTTTGTAAACATGGTATATATCAGGCCCTCAGCTACAGCCCATAACCCTCGGATATAACGTAAAAAAAAGACACCAGTGTACATGCTCCGGTATCTCTCCTTAATCTCCTCATCCAGGGATAAGTTATCATCCATTGTGAAATGCAGGTATAGCAACCGTTTAACTTCCTGTCCCTTCTCCTGCAATTCCCCGGCCCTTCTCTGCCCAATGAATCCAATTGCCCGGTCAATCCATCCAATCTTAAACCAATGCATCGGCCCCGCCGGATTGCAATTGAACCAGAACTTACTTCCCTTCACAGAGCATCGGCCTGTAGCCTGATTGACGAAGGATTCCGGCATCAACGCCACCTCATCGAAAAAGGCACCGGCTGCCGTAATGCCCTGCACCAGCTCCTGGGAGCCCTCGTCCTTACCTCCAAAGATATAAAAGTAATTGGTAACCCCCTTCCGGGTAACCTCCAGCATATTGGGGGTCTCTCCAGAAAGATGGTGTATGCATCTGTATCCCCGGCTCCGTAGCATGGTCTTAAGGTTAGTCAGTACATTACGCTGGAAGGAACTAATTGTCTTACCTGCCATGATGAAGTTCTGGCCGTCAAACGATTCCATAGCCCAGAATACGAATGCCAAGGACATGGCAACTGTTTTTCCGGAACGGATGGCCCCATCTGCTATAATACCGTCATAGTCCTTTACCGGACTGCTTGACATCCACCATGTGAGAATCTGCTTCTGCTTTGTTGAAAACGGCTTGAACTTGAATACCTGCAGCTTTGTAATGATGCTCCGCTTTTCCTTAATCCGCTGTATCCGTTCCTTCATTTGGGCAATGCGCTCGTTAATCCCCATCCGCATCACCCCACAGACTTGATGCCTCCGCATCCATAGCGGCCAGGAATCCATCATCTTCCGTTTCCTGGTCCTGACTGTCAACCTTAAGGGTCGCGATATCAAGCTTCATCAGCTCGATTTCCAGACGTGCATCATCAAACCCGAACCGGTGCAGGGAATCAATAGCCTTCTGCTTCCTGGCCTGGACACGGGTAAGGGCATCCTCGACTGACTGTATCTGCCCCAGGACGCCCTCATACTCTGTAACCTCAATAGGACCATTAGTGCCAAAACCATCTTTCCACTTTGTTTTAGTCATGCCTTCGGCCTTCTTCTCTGTCTGGTCCTCCGCTGCCTGTTTGAGGTCATTAATGCGCTGTAACATCCTGCGCTCCCTCACGGTCAGGAGTTGTATCTCCTGCAGCAGCAATTCCCCCTTATCCCTTGGCATAACTTCTATAAGTTCCTGCTCATCCGGTGTAAGGGTATCAAAAAAGAGGGATTCAAACTCCCCCGTCTTAACTGCGTTCTTATTCCCAGGCGGCCCGGTCCCCCCATGCCCTACGGCATTCTTATTTCCCGGCTGCCCGCCTCTGGATTTTGTTGTACAACGTTTCTTTTTCTTTTGTTGTACAACATTCCATTTATCCCGGCTCTTCCATACAGCGATAACCTTCTCGTCCTCATCCAGCCGGGCCGCGATTTCACGGTTTGTAATTTTCCCTTCGTGCTGTTTATATATTTCAAATGCTTTATCCCGATTGGGACTCCGCCCTCTTGGCAAAACCACCACCTCTCAATCGTTTCGTTTTTAATTTCCGGATGATGATTACAGTCAACCCAACATCCTTTATACTCTTATACAGACCCACTTCCATGATTTCCTTCATTTTTACGATATTACAAAAGACAGCTACATGCTGCCTTTTATTTTAGATGTCAATTTTTCCACTGCTTCCAAATTTTAAGTGTACCATTTTTATCAATTCTTCATGTTTTTCAGTTAATACATTTGTGAATAATCTATCACCATGGTAATTCCGAAGAAAAAGAAAAAACTCGCTGATATTAGCGTCCAATTCATCATATGTGATAATTCCCAATTTGTATTTATCAATAAGCAACTTTGTATTAAGAACTTTTTTATAAAGTTCTGTTGTCATTTCTAATATTTCATCTACCTTTCTTTCAATCTTTGTATGTGGTAAGATGAAGCATAGTTTAACAGCTTTCATATGGAGGTTTTGCATTAAGAAGTTATATAATTCCAATATAAATGTTATCTCATACTCGCAATTACGTTTACCACCTTTAAACAGGTTATATATGGGAATTATGATTATATTTAAACAATTTATAAAACTTGTATATTCAGTCAATTCTACACGCACTTCAACAAAATAATTTATTATTGATATAATTAATCCTAAAATGGCGCCTACAAAAATACCAAGCAGACAATCCACAATGAATTCAGGATGTAAGAATAGTCCATGGACACATTCATTATATGTAATATATATGGCAAGAGTTAATGTCACCACTGTTAATATTGATGTGATATATATTGCATTTCTATTTTCCTTCATAATTTTCCTCCATTATACAATTACCAAACTTTATCATACATTAAATTGGCCGAAAATGGAATACGGTGTTTATTACAAAATTCTCTTCGGAACATTATTTGGCTCTTTCTCTTAACCTATTCAGCTCCTCTATCATACTATTCGGAACGATGCTATATCCGACCAGCCGTATTTTCCTGGGCGCATCTGGTCCTATCTCAATCAACCCCTTACCTTCCAATCGCTCCATGTGTACTGCCACGGATGACGTGGAACTCAGTCCAACCGCCTTACCTATCTCCCGTATGGTCGGCGCATACATATGCTCCTGCATGTACTCGACAATGTACTGATATATCTGTGTCTCACGCTCTGTCATCTTCATATAGATGTCCCCTTTCTCAGTACATAATTATATGACATCCTCCTGGCTGCGTATCTGGTAATATATACCAATCGAAGGAGGCCCCGGACACCCTAAGTTTCAGGTGCCGGGAATTTGGTAAATAAAAAGTACCCATCTTTTGACAGGTACCTTTGTAATAGCGAGGGGCGGATTCGAACCGCCGACCTATGGCTTATGAGGCCATCGAGCTACCAGACTGCTCTACCTCGCATCAATACCGGCTCGTCACCGGTATGCTCCAACTCACGCCGCGGTTGGCTTACGGATACCTTGCACCAGTATGGTATCAACTGGGAGCTGCTCTCTATCCGATTTGCGAAGCTATGAAGAGGCAGGAGAACGTCAGCTTCTAATTAGCCACCAGGGTATGGCACCTGGCGGCCGTTATTTGTGGGGAGGATGCAAAATCAATCAGCTTTCCGCTTCATCCAATTCTGCATATTACAATTATAAATCATCCAAACGGACATGACAAGGACACGATTTTGACACGCTCCTGTCAAGTATCTAATCCAGCATGAGGGCATCAGCCCCAAAGAGATATACACTAAGAATCCCCGTAAGTTCCGTTATCCACCGCCTGGCTGTCCGCTCTCCATATCCGTAAATCTCTGCAATACTTTCGTATGTCATCCCATCCAGATAGAAATACTTGAATGCCAGATACTTCTCATGCGTATTCTTCCGACACTCCTCATCCTCCAGGAGCTTCAAGCACTTGTCTATGTGTCCTATCATGACAATACTCCGGAGCTTGCTCTTGAGGATACTGTTGATAAAGATATCTTCCTCTGTGAACTCCTCCAGTTCATCGCCATTATCCATGTCGGACAGTTCTGCCACTCCCTCCTCCACGCTCTGACAGATGCGGTTATAATTCTCCATCAGCTTCTTGGTGTTCTGGAATACCTTTATTCTCTTTTCCCTCCGGAGTTGCTTCTCATGCTCCTTAAAGGCTTCCCTTGCAGCCAGCCTGGCCACTTCCTCCAATGCTTCCGTCTGTTTCACCGGCCTCACCTCCTCCCGCATCCAGCCACGGACACGCCCAGCACCCGTACCGTATCCTGCCCTTGTTGTTGCGCTGGCCATCACACCCGCGGCGCCCGTTGTCTATGTAACACTGTCTCATAATACCGCATCACTCCCTTCGGCAGCCGGCGCAGCTCCGGAACCGGACAGGCCTGTGTATATGCATAAGCCGGCATCCTGACGGACCATGTATCCGGCGGCGGTTCCCGGACGGCTGACTCTGCCAAAGCCGCTACAGCTGATGCCCGCAGGACCTTGTTGGCCTTGACCTGCTTACTGTCTGCTTTCTTTCTCAATCAGGTACCTCCCTTTCTCCTCAAAATGGAAGTTTTAGTGATTATCCATGTCTGTAGTCTGTCATAATATTCCGCATCAGTCCATCTGTTCCACGGCTTAAGTTCCTATGTACAATATACTTTTTTCCTCCGACCAATGGACAACAATGTGGATGTGTGCTCCCCTTGAATATGGGTACTTCTTTACAGTCTGGGTGTGTGCATGTCCATGCCCGGAAATATCCAGACCATTTTCCATGTTCGCATGTCGAACATTTAATATTCCTTTTTCCCATCGTTCCTCCAATCTGGAAAATACTAATTTAATTAAATAACCGTGATGCAGCTTCACGACCAGACATCCGCTTGATTACTTCCATTTTCTCCACATCCGATACACCATTTTCATCCACGCACGGAAGCAAGTCATTACCTTTCCAGCAAAAGAAGATTCCGGTTATAGAAACATCTACGCTATCCGGTTCAAATCCGCGAAGGGTTTTAATAGTTGTCCTCTGAACCGTTTTGAAACACACTTCAAATTCCCTAACCTCTCCATCTTCCAGCACCAGTCTGGTTCTATCGCCAACATTAATAGGTGTTCCATTTTTATCAAATAATCCTGTCTCCATATTCTTCTCACTTCCCTCCGGTTCTCCCGGAAAAATATCAGTTTAATCGCAAGAAGCTGCACTTGCATCCAACTCAATACCCTCCATCACTGCCCTGGCTTCAAGAACTGCAATATAATCAGTCATGGCAGAAATCTGCATGTTATATGTACTTCGTGGGCAGGTTGGAACAAACCCAAGCTCTATTCCCCTGTCCCATTTATTCAGCATATTAGCCAATCCTCTGTATCTGATAACTAACTGCTGATACTCTGCAATAAATCTCTTTTTGTAATCTGCACTATTCATTCCTTCTACTGTATCCGCTAATTTCATCATGTCTTCCTCTTTTCTCCCACACTTAGCAGTGGGCGGCTAAATTTTAATCTACCCTATCAAGGGCAATGCGATAGTTTACAGTATCTTTTTCTATCCCTATGTACTTCCGGCCCAGCTCCTGGCAGGCCACACCTGTTGTATTGCTCCCCATGCAGCTATCTAAAACCGTATTCCCCGGATTTGTATAGGTCCTAATAAAATACTTACATGCCTCTAATGGTTTTTGGGTTGGATGCAGCCTCTCACGCTGTGTATCCCATTTAAACCGCAAAACATCACGAGGATAACGCTTCGTGCTCCCTCCTCCTGATATTCCAGTACGTGTCTTACCATAATTGCTGCCATCGCTTACATGCTTGGTATAGCTGTGTACTGGACTATGTCCGGTTGTTATCTGCGGATTATAAGTGGGCAGGTGCTTATAAAATATCAGTACATTTTCATGGCACTTCATTGGCATTTTAGCAGCATTCAGATGTCCAGTACCCTTTGTTTTTTCAATAATCCATTCATACCTGTACATTTTCAGATTACTGCAGGCGAGCACCTTATCAAATGGTGACTGCGCCCAAAGAGCTATACACCCGTTGTCTTTAATAATCCGGTCGTAATGTTTCCATAAGCGTTTAAGGTCAATCATGCAATCCCAGCCATTGCGGGTTGTCCCATAAGGTAAATCTGTAAAAATCATATCTATAGATTTATCTTGTATGCCCGGAAGAATGTCCAGGCAATCTCCTAAAAATAATTTCATGCGTTCAAGGGGCCGCTGCAGCTTTCATCCGGATAGCCCGGCCTCCTTCCTTAATCACTCAAATTTTAATTTTGTGGATTAAATAACTGCCATCATCCACCTTAAATAGCTCGCAATATCGTGTCTACCATCGATTCTGTTGTAAAAATACCATGTGTTATACAAAATCTGCTTCTTATTGTCTCCTTAAAAAATCGGCCTTACGTTCTTGAAATACTTATGCTCAACCGGTGGCAACGCTTCAATCTCTTTTGCCATTCGCAGAAGATACTCGACCGGTGGTTCCCCCTCCGTATACAATTCCAAGCTGATAACGCATGATAGTCCCACGGTATCAGCCCCACACACCACTTTCATCGGACGGTCATATCGTGTGTCGCATTGGATAGCTCGGAATTTTACTACTTTCAT